GGTTTCGTGTAAGAACTTATGGGTCCAGAGTGAACGAGTCAGTAGGCCAGGTGATTCATTTACTTCTTTTTTTATTTCCATAGGTACTATTATACCATAGTTTGACTGTTTCGTGTAACTATTTTCGCATAAAGTACTATTTTTCTATAAAAAGGGGCTTGTGTAGAATATTTTTCTAAGAAATGGAAGAAAAATTATTCTTTTTGGTGAACACAATTTTGTCTTGTAGCTTTCCTTCAAGAATATCTGGCTTATGTGAGATGATAAATGTATTCGACCCATCTTCAAGAGTCAAAAGAATCTTCATTAGATTATCCACACCATCCTCATCAAGAGATGAATCAAATGTCTCGTCTAGAAGCAAGAGATTTGTATTTGTCGAGTTCTTCATCTTTGCTATTTGACGCCAAGCAAATAATAAGCTTAAGTCGATCCTCATTTTTTCACCTTCTGAAAAATTGTCATAGACAAATGTGTCTCTATGCCGTGACTTAATAGTTTCTTGAAAGTTTTCATCAAGATTAAAAGCTACAAAGAATTCTAAAACCTGAAGGTACTTATTGATAAGAGTGTTCATTGCGGGTAGATATTCTTTTATTACTTTAGTTCTTATGCCAGTATCCTTCAACATTTCAGAAGCCACACCATTATATAATAAATCTTTTGTGCCATCATTAAAAGTTTCTTGCATCTCACCAAGCTTATAAGTCATATCAATTAAATCATTCATTGGTTGATTCATATCAACTTCTGTAACTTTTTTATTTGTTAAGTCATTTATTCTATCTGAACACCAATTAATTTTCCTATTGATATCAAGCATAGAATTAATATCATCTCTTGCTTGTTCTATTGTTAAGGAAGTAGAATTATATTTTACCTCATTGTGTTCCATTTCTTGTTGAGTCTTTTTTGCCTGTTGTTTAACTTCAATAAGCATTGCATTCTTTAATTGTTTATTAATTTCTTGAGTACATGTAGGACAATCATTATTATTCTCAAAAAACTTAGCTGTATCAACAAGATGTGTCATAATATGATTACACTTACCCTTTTGAGTACTTAACTCATCTTTTATATTTCTTAAAGTTTTTAATTTTTGTTCAAGTCCGTATGGATATTTTTCTAATTCTAATCTGAAGGCTTTAAGTTTTTCTTCACAGTCTTTAATTTCTTCATCAAAAGATTGTTTTGCTTCTTTATTTATTTCTTCTAATTGGTTTAAATGTTTTTTCTGATATTCAATCTTATCCTTTTGTGCATCTACCGATATTTTAGAATTCCTTACCAGTTCCCTCGTTCGAGAGTTTCTTTCACGCAGTATAACCTTCATCTTAGAGAATATGTTTATATCTAGGAGGTCCTCGATGACATCACGCCTATCATGAGACTTTAATTGCATAAAAGGGATAAACGAACTAGAACCAAGGACTACTATCTGGTGAAAGGATTTATGATTCAATTTAAGAATATTTTGTTCTAAAAACTTTTGATAATCCCTTACCGAAGAAGTCTGATCTATCATTTTATCGTTCTGCCACACCTCAAATATGTTTGGTCTTATTCCTCTAACCACTTTAAATTGATGTCCGGCAGTCTCAAATTCTACTGATACTTCACAGCCCTTTCCATTAACTGAATTTACTAATCCATTCTTATTAACATTCCTATGTGCTTTACCAAATAAAGCAAAGGATAATGCATCAAGGATTGTTGATTTACCAGACCCATTATTACCTACAATAAGAGTAGATTTGCTCTTATTTAAATGAATGGTTATTGGGTTGTTGCCGGTAGAAAGAAAGTTTTTAAATACTAATTTCTGGAATTGTATCAAGTTTAGTCTCCTGTGGTGTTTTTTCAAGCATTATATTTAAACCAATACTTTCTGTTTGCTCTAAAAATACATCACAATTATTATATAGTGCTGCTGCAAAATGTCCAGTCTGAAAAAGCTTGGAACCCTGCATTTCTTCTTTAGTTATATCATGTTTTTCTTTAGCTAAATTTATAAAATATTCACCAGTGCCTGATAATGTTCCACAGTTTGTGTTCCACCAATCAATACCACCAAGCACCATCATTACTAATTCCCTATCTTCAAAATAAGCTCTGTATTTTTCTTTATCAACTACTACAGGTTTTTCTTCAATGATTTCAATTGTTACTGGTTGTGGACTAAAATCAGTCCATTCAACTTCTCCCCATACAGGATAGCTTATTAAAGCTAAAAAACCTACTGTAAATATAAATTGATATAATGTCCATATAACCCATTTGGGTTTAGACATTATTCTGTAGTCGTAGCTTCCATTCCCGGTTCTACCCAGCCTTCGCATCCAGTCTCCGTATTGCTTGTACATGTTATAATTTCTTTATCGCTAGCAAAACCTAACGAGGCTTGCATATTAGCCATTTGTTCTTCAAACATTGCGCAGCCACTCATCATCAGTACTACTATTACTACTGCAAAAGCTAAAGCTAACCATGCTAATCTATGTCTCATTTCTTGTTTCATTATTGTATCTCCATATCTAGGGCATCGTTATACAGAGAGTTCATAAGGGTCTTTAACTTATCCTTATTCAAATCTGTATTCACACCATCTATATAACTTGCCATTAAGTCAGTCGTATTTTCTATATCTTCTATATTAGTAAGAACATTCTCACCTAAGAATTCAGAGAAGTTTTCAGCTATCTTTAGATCATGTGTTTCAAGCTCTGATATTCGTTCAACAAACTTGTCAAACATAAATGGGTTCGACTTATTACCCACTATAACCTTAACAAATTTATCTATACATATATTTATATCAAAATTACTATAATCTTGAGTTGTATCATCATAATGTATTTTTTCAAATAATCGTAAAGGATTTGGTATTGCTTCAATTTCTTGTGTATCTGTGTCCAATATATGAAAATATTTTTGGTCTCCAGCATCTGCCCAAGTGAATTCCATTTGAGAACCAAGATATCTTATATTGTCTTGCTGTGATGAGGCATGATAATGTCCAGATAAAACTAAATCAAAATGTTTAAATGGGTCGGCGCTCATTCCTTGATTCCTTGGTTGTTTAATACCCCTCATCATTTCAAAGTTAGACAATTCTAAATGAGCTAAAAGCATTCCTTTATTCTTTTTTACAAACTCCATTGAATGTTTATAATTTTCAGAATTAATCCAAGGGAGTAAATGAATATCCAATCCATCATAATTTAATGTGGAAGGCTTCATTATAATATTAATATTTTTTGTATAATATCCTAAGAGTTCTTTAAGAGAACAAAGTTCATTTGTATTTTTATGAAATACATCATGATTTCCTGGAACTATATCCATAGTCATACCATTTACTGTTAATGGTTCAAGAAAATGTTTACGATTAGCATTTAATGCTTTAAAGTTTACAAATTTTCTATGGTCGTAATAATCACCAAGATGTATTATATGTTCAATATTATTTTTTTGACAATATGGAAAAAAGATTTCGCTAAAAAATCTCTCTTGAAAATCTATAAATATTTGTGATGAATTTCTAACACCACAATGGGTATCATTGAGTAGTGCTATTTTCATATTTATTTTTTTTACCATCAAATGACCAATGGATAACTCTATTTTTAAGTTCCCTTGAGGAAAATGGATGTTCACGATTATTATAAAATACTTCTATTTCTAAGTCATCACCAGTAAAAGATTTGCCATGATAATCTGCACCAACAAATCTTATATCAGGTTTTTTAAGCTTAAGCATATTAATTAAATCCTCTTCATTTTCATATGGTATAATCTCATCAACATATTTAACACCTGATAATTGAATATGTCTTTCCATAAGACTTTGAATTGGATATTTACCACCTTTATTAGGTCTAGTATTAATACCACATATAAGATAATCGCAATTCTCCTTACACTCACGTAACATTTCTATATGGCCAGCGTGTAATAAATCAAAGGGTGAACATGTAAATCCTACTTTCATTTTTCTTCCATTAATCTATTTGATCTAAATACCTATTATGAAATTCTCGTATCTGACCATTAATCAAAATAACTTCTTCTAATAATTTTAATGGTGAACCTTTTCTAGAAGCAGAAGTAGCAAAAGCTAATGTATCTTTTGGAAGACACATACCACCAAATCCATGTTTCGCATCTAATCCTGGAACCATCATATGACTTTTTCCAATACGTTCATCCATTGCTATTAACTCTGTTACTTCATCAAATCCTTCATCACAATACATATTCTTTAACTCATTAAAAAATATAACTTTAGTTGCAAGAAAACAATTAATAGCATATTTTGCATAACATGCATTTTTTATAGAAGTAAACTTAACGGAATTCATTTGTATACCAGCATTCATATATATTGAATACCAATATCTAGCATTTTCACCACCAAATATAGCAAACTTTTGATTACAAAACTCTTCTTTTGAATCAGCTTCTGTCAAAAATTCTGGATTAAGTGTTAAGTCTAAATCCTCTTCAAGTAATTCAGCTAATTCAGGTGATATGGTTGACTTAATAAGGATAGGTACTGCTGGAGCTACTGAACGTATTTCTGTATGGTATTGTTCAACCATCATATCATCACATTCACCTCTTGCTCCCTGGGGTGTAGGCAAACATATTATAATGCCATCATAATAACCATAATCTGAATAGTCATTAATACCATCATCTAATATATTCATATCCTTTGGTGGGTCTAAGACTTGTATATAATTCATTTCGTCTTTATTAAGACCATTATATACAGCTTGACCTACAACACCATAACCAATAATTAATATATCTCTATGAGTCATTCATTACCTTTTCAAGTCCTTTTTTCTTTTGTTCTTTTTGTTCTTTTGAAAAATCTTTTATAGCCTTATCAGATTCCCTAACTCTACTTATCTTCTCACGAAGTGTATCAAGGAATGATTGGTCAATAGGACTATTAATATCTATAGATGAAACAAAGTCTTCAATATTTGCTTGCTCCATAAATTTAAATTTGATATCTGCTTGTTTTTTCTCTTTAACAATCCTTCGTATAAAAGCAAAGTAAGCTATTTGAGTAAAATATGAGAATGCATTTGGTTTTCCCGTACGGGTAGCTGCATCTATTCTATAATTATATATTGCTTTAAGACAATTCTCTACTCCGTCCATAACCATCTCATCACGATAAGTATATCGTACAAAGTTTGGTTTATGAGAAAGACCTTCACATATTTTCATAAAACATATAGCAATATAATCAGTAACTACAGGATTTTTTTCTCCTTTGACCTTAGCATCATTTGCTTCAGTCACATAATCAACTACAGCATATGAAAACTGTCGATTATTTACGTAATGGGGTTTTTCTCTAGGCTTGATTTTTTCAGTCATACTATCTCCATTTATATACATTATATCATAATTATACCCTAAAGTAAACAGCTAATTATTTTATTTTTTTTTTCCAAAATCTGTTTACTTTTGTCTATTTATATGGTATAATAGAATAGTATATTCGGGGAGACTAGATATAGATTCTAGTGTAGTTTCTGATCCCCTCTCATCTTACGAAGTTCAGCCTTTTCATGTTCACTAATTCCACCATGTCTAGAGGAATCAAGGATGGTTCTCATGTAGTGTGCTTTAATCTCTAAATTAACATCTGTAGTTAACATAACATTAAAGTCTTCTAATACATGTAACTTACTTGCTGCAAATGGTAACCAAGGAGTCATTACAAAATGATGGTCATCTTCGACTATTACATTCATAGGTTCTTCTAATCCTATTAAACCTGGAGGAGCATCATCTAACTTATGAACATACGCAATGATAGACTCGCCAGATACTAATTTAAATAGTTTGACGGGAACATCTTCTAAATTATCAGGATATTTATTTACATCTAATGCCATACTAGTATTTATAATAAATTAACTTCATGTATCTTAAATTTAAATTTTTCTTTAGCATATATTTTTATTCTTTCTGCTGAATGATTTAAGGTATAAT